TTATTATAATGCTTTTCTATACTTTGTGCAAACCAATTTGCTGGATCTCTTGATTCAAAAACTTTCATCTGTGATTCAGAAAATATGCCGTTGTCTGTCCAACATACAATGTAACGTGTCATGCGAAGAAGGATTCAAGTGTATTCTTACGTTCGGTCTCCCAACCGATACAATCTAGAATAACCTTTACAGGTTCTAGGAATGATTTGCTAAATTGCAATTCATAGTCTACATGTTTATCTAGGTCGAGTTCAGTTGGGAAATCTTGAATGAAAGATATAACATTTTCGTGCATCCAATTAGGTGTCTTCAAGTAACAGAACTTGATCTTCTCACCATTATTAATCGCGGCATACTTATTGTCTATCCCCTTCTTCTTTGTATAGTGATTGTATAGGATGGCACCACGAACATGAATAGGACAACCCTTGTTATACATGTCAGAAGATGACTTCCACTTCTCCACGTTGGATACACTACGAGGGAATGCCACTTCTTCTGGTGGTAATGATTTGAATTTAGTTCGACACTCCTCAATATAATCAATCACTTCATCCTCTGTTCCATTCATCAGTAAAGTAAAAGCATCTTTCAAGAACTTACGACATGGTGCAGGCGTAGAAGTTTTGATTGCTTCAATACCCATGATCTTAAGTTTAGCATCTTCATATCTAACTCCCTCACTATCCCATACGTTTAGAATATATCTTTTCTTTGCAGTCCATATACCAGTTGAAGCGATGTTCTCTCGCTTCATGATCATCTTTTGGTCGTAGGCGTTAACGTAGTCTGCCAGTTCTTGGTAAGAACTTTCAATATAAGGTTCAAGTTCCATCTCACAGACTTTATTAAGGAACGTGACAATGCCTTCAGTAGTTTTCTCTCTCCCCTCGTATACACGGTCAACCAAAGGACCCATATGCAAGTAAATAGAATCGGTATCACTAGCAATAACATAATCAATATCTTTTGTTTTTAAAATGGTATTCATCTTCTGGTTTATTTTATTCTCAATCCATCGGATTGATACTTGTCCAGATAGGGTAATGGCTTCTGCGTTCGCAAGTTTATAATAGCGAAAGTATTGATTACCAATAGCACCATAAGCACTGTTAAGGGCAATCTTCTTGGACATTTGGACGTTGTTGCATCTTGCAATCTCCTTTTCAAGTTCTTTAGTAGGGGTTTTTTCATAGGCTTGTTTTGCTTTGATCATCCTCTTCTTGAAGATGACACGTTCATTATACATCTTCTCCATCAACTCAGGTAGGAAACCTTTCTTGTCCTTACTAAACATTGCACCGTTGGCACAAACTGCATATTCCTTATACATCTCAAAAGTAATCTCTTGATTGAGAAGTTTATCCACTGTGGCACTAGGATGTCTCTTTTCCTGTAATGTTTCTGGGGAGATATTGTATTGCATAATCAAATGCGGATACAGTGAGTTCAAGTCAAAAGATACCACCCATTCATATCTACCAGGCTTAGGTTCTTTGACATACGCACCAGCATATTTCTCATCTTTCTTGTTACGATCCTTCTGTGGGATCACAATGTTTTTCTTTTTGAGATAGTTGTAGATGATCGCATCCCATGTACGAACTTGAAACGCAACATCAGTAAAGTTGATCTTTGCATCATATGCTCGAGTACAACATAGGTCAATCAACTTGAGTTTATCCTCAAGACGGTCAACCAGTTCCACGTCAACGATGTTGTAATCTACAAACTTCTGCCAGTTCTTTGTATAGAACTCACGGAATGTATCAAACTCACTGTGATCCAACTTCTTTTGACCGAGTTCCACCATGGCAATATGATCCAATTTGAAACTCTCTTGGTTTGAAGTTGCAGGAGATTTCTTGTATAGATCCAAGTAATCAATTACAGATACGCCTGCAATATCAAAGACGATATTTGCACGACCCATTATTGTGATTTCATTCTTTCTTACAATGCCCCAAGGAGAGAACTTCTTGGCCACCTTCTCACCCATGAGACGTTCTACCCTACCCACAAGGTAAGGGATATCATACAGTTCACAGTTCCACCCTGTAATGACCTCAGGCGTGTGTTTCTGCCACCAGTCTAGGAATGTATAGATCAGACCTTCCTCGTTGTGGCAGTCAATGTAAGAGTAGTTCTTTCTGTTTGGATTGGTCTGGTATGGACGTGATCCAAAGGTAGTAATTCTTTTAGTATTGTAATCCTGTATTGTGATCAGTAGAAGTTCTTCTGCAACATTAAAGACATCAGGGAAACCACTCTCCGCAGCAACCTCGATGTCAATAGTAACTAGATTAATTTTGCTTAGATCAAACTTGATATCATCCTCTGGATAATTATCAGAGATATATTGATGTACATATCTCTCATTACCAAAAATATTAAAGTTTTGTACTTGCGAATACTTGTCGATAAACTGCCTACAATCCTTGATTGTGCCAGGTTTGATCGGCTCTACAGATTGACCGTCAAGAGTCTTCCACTTACTTCTTTTCTTTGTAGGTACATAAAAGGTAGGATGAAACTCCTCCCTGTCACTAAAATGTTTTCCATTTTCATATCCCCTGACCAACATACTGTTGCCGATCTGGAAAACATTAGTGTAGAATTTCATGCAGTTGCCAGTTTCAAATAAGAATCAATGAGTTCTCGGTGGGGTTCCACCAATGTTACTATTTTATCAGAACATATCATAATTTCAACGTCGTCTGTTACCTTCTTTAACCAAGGCGACATATCATCACCCTCAAGTTCATAAGGTGATACAAGTTTGCAGTTTGGATCTCCAATATCAACAGCACCGACTTCCTCTATCTTTGAGATAATAACGGCGCCATTAACTAGGATTAGTATCTTTACTTCCTGTTCCATAAATTTTAGTCTCGTAAGATTGTTTTACCATAGGTTTTGGTTCTACTATCGCAACGACCCAGCTGGGATCAATAGATATCTTTTTCTCATCAGATAAAGGCATCCAAGGATAGTATTGTACACTGTACTGTGTTTCTTCTTCCTCTTTTCCTTCTGTAAGTAACACAGGTGATTCAACCAACTTACAACAGTAAGCGTTTTCAAGAACGATGAAGATAGGTTTTTGATCCTCATCTACAAGTTCTTTCACATCTGCGATGACTTCTTCGTTAGATTTTAGTAGAACTAGTTTGACGGTCATTGCACCAGTATATAGTTTGTAAAGCGGATGGGTGGTATTGCACCACCGTTTACAAGTTGGAAACCTGTCGTAATACTTTTATACGACACCCGCATGAAAGACCATCTGCCCGACTCTCTTGAGTTGCATCTTAGGTCTTGAAAGAAAGAGGGGAGGTTGGGTTCCTGTGTACCAACAAAGAATGGGCATTACTACAGAGTAAATACATTCTTGCCTGAGACCCGACTGGTAAGTCGATTCTGCTTTCGCAGCAGCACCACCTGTGTCTCATCACCTTAACCAGCAGTATGCCAGTAAGTTTATTCAGTCACTCCCAATGTTGCGTCCAACAAACTTATTATAGTACGGTCTGTGTGGAGTGTCAACCCCCTTTGATAAATCCATTTTTCTCTAACCATTCCCCAGTCATAGGGGTGGGTGTGTAGACTTCCCACATGTTACCATTAGCACATGCTTTCAATGCGTTCATAGTCATGTTCTCAGTCTTCCCTGCCCAAAATGCTTCTTTCTCCCAAGGAATTGCACTGGGAGTTGCAGCATAAGTTTTAGTGGCAATGTTTTGCCAGATCTGAGGTACTTTTTCCTCATCCAGAATGATAGCAATCATACTATTATTGATAGTGCCTGCCATACAATCTTGTGCAGCGTGCCATCCTTCATGTCGCATGACACTCATGAGTGTACTAGGACGACCCATGAATGCTTTGTTCAAGAAGAAAGCATTACTAACTGTGTGATACACTCCACGATTTCCTACAGGAAAATATTTTTCATCTGCCAGATAAACCCTTACTCCCACTTGGTTAAGTGCCACCAACATCTCATTGAACTCGTCAGCAACAGTATTGAAACTAGCAGTATTGTTGTAGTTATTAGAAACATCAAGGAGAGAGAATACTTCTTCCACATCTTCAGTACATTCCCGAAGAATCATACATCCCATTGCATCAGCACTGTGCCATCCTTTAGTAATCTTACCTTCGATGGGTTTAGGCAATGGATTTGCTAGTACAGGTACGCTCAATGCAAGACCAATACATGTAGCAATGAACTTTTTCACGGATTACTCCCAAAATATGCCTACATTATACCACAAAAAAAGACCCCTGCATTGATTAAGTGACACCAAGATATAAAATATTACCAGCAATCATACATCTACCACCAACTTCCGAGTCTGGAACCTCATGTGATTGGTGTCCAGCAAAAAGTATTAGTCTACCTTCTATAACTTGAATATCAATTCCTTCTACTCTTAATGGTGAACTGCCTTCTGGTGCATTAAGATAATATCCAAATGATAAAGAGTATGGCCAGTGATTGTGCATCACTGCTCCTCCACCTTTAGGGTAACTCATTCCCCAATAATCAGCAATCTTAAATTTTTTAGAAGACTCAGGACTTTCGTTATATGCTGAGTTAGTCCATCTAGACATCTCATGAACCGATTCTACTAATATACTTTCTATCCAATCAAATAATATATGATGTTCTGGCAGATCTCTTTCGTTACCTGTGTAGAATTTTGTTTTTAATGCTTCACCATTTACACTGGTGTTTGCCCTATCAGTTATCCACTTGATCAATGGATCTCCTATCTGTTCTGAATACGGACATTCGCATATTACAGGTTCAAATGGAGAAGTCAATCCAGGCAGTTTGTTGTATTTTAGTTTACTTATATCCACAAAAAAAAACCCTCCGTTAGGAGGGTGATCCATCTCGAACTACTATTATTTATAGGTAGTTAATTCGAGCATGATGTTCTGGTACTATTTTACCTAGTTTAATTGTGAGAAGTCCATCTGCAAAATCTACATCCTTAACTGTAATGTCTTCTGACAATGCCCAGGCTCTCTGGAAAGATCTCTGAGCCAAACCTCTGTGTAGGTACTCAGATTCTTCTTCTGTTTTCTCTTTCTTGCCCTCTACAACAATCCTTCCATACTCTGTGTAGACATTAACTTCCTCTTTACTGAATCCAGCAAGTGCAATCTCTAGTCTAGAATCTACATTGTTTATCTGTACAAGATTATATGGTGGGTAATTAGTAGTGGAATCAAAATTAAAGAACTGGTTGAAGTAGTCGTCCATACCGACGCTGTTCTTCATGATCTTGTCAACTAGTGTTCCCAGATCCTCAGTATGATATCTTTGAATGTTCGTCATGTTTCTCCTTTTAAAGCGAGTTTAGTTTTGTCCCTTACGGCGACATTACTAATTATACGATGAGCATAAAAAAAGAGGGTTGTATAAACCCTCAAAGATCATAGTGGTAACCGTCAGTCTGCCTTGACGAACGTGCTTTGTGAGGATTGTACTACCTTTTTCTTCTTACCAATATTATACTTAGTTTCTAAAGTCCAGTCTCCTTTATCCTTATAAGAAAGAACTTTGATTTGATTCAAAGGAGCAACATCTACAATTTGTTCTGGTCTGAGAATAGTAATCAATCCCCAATCTGATAGCAGAGTGATGATTCTATTCCTACGTTGAACATCATTGATAGAAAGATTAGCGGACTTTCCATCCAATGCAAACAATTCTTTGAAATGAACGATATAGTATCTACCTTGTTTGTGCAGAATATGGCACGATTGATAAATCTTTTTTTCTTTGCGTGAAGCAACACCGATTCTCGTCAGAGTTTCTCTTACCTTTAGGAAATCATCTGGTTCGTTAAGTGTGACTTCGATCATTTGATCTTGTGACCAAGCAATCTCAGGTTCTGTAAACCCACTCATCCTGTACCTCCAACGTCAATGCGTTCTTTAATAAAATTCAACTGCTCTTTGGTTAAGATTTTCAACGCTTGCATTGCTTTATCATTACTATAACCATAGTATTGTTTCACAACGTCAAGATCTTTGATCTTATCTTTGCGGAGCCAAGGAGAGAATCTCTTCTTCTTCCTGATGCTATTTAGATAAAAGTC